AGTTGCTCTCGTGTTCATTAAATAACTTATCTAAGTTATTTGCTACAATTTTATTTCATGAATTAGTATTAGTATTACTATAAACTAATAAAATATTGGGCAAATGAGACAGTTAAGACGTATTTACATTGTATTTACGATCAATATAAGATCAATTTAAGAGACAAGATATGGCGACGGCTTCAAAATCACTGAATTGATCAAATCTCTCAAAATATGTAGAGTACCGAAACGCTGAGAGCGCGACGTGGAAATGAGTTGAGTGATTTATTAAACTTTGATATATCCTATCAGGATCTATTAGATCCTATTTGATATAAGAAAGTATTAATCAATAAGTACCATTTCGTGTTTATTGAACAACAAGTTTTAGTTGTTTTTACCGTTTTCAAAAAGTAAATTAGTAATATTATTACAATTAAAGACTAAAATAGTGGGCGAAAGAGACAGTTAAGACGTATTTACATTGTATTTACGATCAATTTAAGATCAATTTAAGAGACAAGATACGGTAATGGCTATAAAATCACAGAATCCAATATTTCTATACTCTCAAAATAGAGTATAGAAATACTGAGAGTGTAGAGTGAGTGGGACTGAGTTTAAGAGAGAGAGTGATCTATTGAACCATTCTAAGATACTATGATATATCCACCCTATTATGACAAGTTTGCTATAAACATAAACAAGATGATATAAGAAACCACTTATCTTAGTTATTCTCATAGTTTTACAAAGCGAAATGGTAATAATATTACTATTTGAGTCTTAAATAATAGGTAAAAGAGACAGTTAGGATGTATTTACATTGTATTTAAGATCAAGTTAAGAGACAAGATACGGTAATGGCTCCAAAATTACAGAACCCAGCAACTATCTCAAAATATGTAGAGTACTGAAATACTGAGAGTGTAGTGCGGAAATGAGTTTAATGGTCCATTAAACCCTAAGAGAACTTACTATATCCTATTAGGATCCAGGTATAAGTGGGATAATATGAGAATGCTAAAAAAAGTTAAGAAACTATCCAATAACAAGTTCTTCTAATACTTAGGAAGAAAAGAAAATTATTTTATATTCGATCCAAAAATTTTCATAAATACTGGGATTCTTGTCTAAATAAACAAGTAATGTTTGTTCTGCGCAGTCACGATGTGTATCGCCATTCAGTGAAATTATAAGAGACTAGTGAAACTGTTAATCTATGGGAAGCTGGGAATTTTATATTCGGTATGAATCTTAATAATGATTTTTTAGTTTCTGACTCGTAAACATATTTAGTCCACTCAGGAGTATGAAAATCTTAGGTGGCGTGACTTATGTGTTATTGACAAAAGTCTAATATTTTTTCTCTAGTTTCTTCAAGTATTCAAATAACATAACTGAGAAACTCTGAACACTATCCAAGAATCGAAGAAAGTTTCATTTTTCGACTCTATTATTAAGCTTTGATGGCTTGATAACAAGGTCCTGTGATTTTTCCGAGTTGTTTCTTACCTATTTTGCAAGAATATTCACGGTTAAAGTAGTTTTCTAGTTCTTCGATCAATTCGTTATTGATTTTTTCGATCCACGTTTTTTCTTTTTGATCGGGCTGCTCTTTAAAGTAAATTTTTTGTTCGGTCTCTGTCATATTTTTGACAATAAGATCAAGCTTGTCAGCACAATAGTTTCCAATTTCGTTTTTATAGTACCACAATGGAACCAGTTCAAATTCAGTTGTGTCATTTATTACCAAGCTTTGTAGAAAACGAACAACTCTTCCTTCTAGGCACCAAATTTCCGGTTCGTCTTTTTCATCGTTATTATAACAATCATTAATTTGAAATGCCAGATATTTAATTAATTCTTGGCGTTTTCCAACTGAGTCCAATTTTTGAATTTCACTCCAGACTAGGTTTAAAATCGAACCCTCTGGAATTTTATGTTTTGAATACAAAGCATTTGCTTTTCTTATAAATTCTAATACGTCCAATAAATGAGTATATTCCTTGATCAATTCTTCTTCCTTACTAAAATAATCTATTATTTGGCTGATATCAGCGCTGATTTTGCGGGTACATATATTCTGGTTTAAATAACGTTGTGCCGAATTACTGATAGTAAGATTATGAACATTGTGATTATCCTGGATATTTAGATTAATATCTTGGGCAGACAGTACTTCTCTAAGAAGAGAAGAGTTGTCTGGAAATAGAACGTTTAGTGATGTTTTAACCGAACCCTTTAATAAATTACTTTGATTCGCACTTAATCTAACTATCCTAGACTCACCATGTTTATTTAGAATGAATGAACTAATCTTAGCAACAAGCCACATTTTTGACTTCTTGTTTCCTTTGAGAAGTCCTAATTTCAGCCTTATTCTGTAAATTAGCAAAAACAAAGTACTAAGGATCAAGATACCAAAGCACTCTGTAATATATATCATATTTTGACCACGTATATAATTTACATGACAACTTTTTGGAAACTGCAACCTTACGCAGCACTATGGATCGAATCCTGAAAGTATTATTTTGAAAAGAGTTTCGTTTCTTTCAAAATAATACTTAATTAATCAACTAAACAAACTAAGCCACAGTTGTTTCATTCTTAGCCTTTGCACGGTCATTATATGGTTTCTTGGCGACATCATCCATACTCTTCCAAACCGCGGCCGCTTCTTGCATAGAAGACTTCTTTCCTGCAACTTGTTCCTTAACAAATTCGTTATAACCTGTTACGCGTCGCTGTTTAGCAGGTTTTTTATCATCTCCTTCTTCAGCAACTTGATTAGTTGTACTTACTGCACCACCAGTCTTTCGTGTCTTACTTACGGTTGGTTTGCGAGACGGCTCCTCATTTTCAGGACGAGAGTTGGTACAAGATTCACGGAGACGATCGAGTTCGTCAAGAAGTTCCTTGAGTCTAGAACTCTCGAAAGCACTTATGATAATGCTGAGAGTTTGGTCATTATCGCCTTCGATCTCGGCGACCTTACTGATTTCTTGCTTGAAAGTGTTAACAAATTGATCAAACGTTGAAGACATAGTTAGTTCTTGATGTATAAATTTAAAAGGAAGGATTTATAATAAGTAATTCTTTCAAAAAAAGAATCATCAATTTTTTTCCTTCCAAGGAGACAAAAGACATTTACATCCTAATAACTGGAATATCCTGTATACCGTGGTGTCTTAGTTGCAGTGCGTGACCCAACTTCACGAACTACTTCACCGACAGACTGAGTGACTTTTTCAGTCACCTGACCAAAGAGCTTAAATAGTCTCCAGATCAATCCAAGGATTAGTAGAATAAAAACGGCTATTAGGAAATAACGTGTCCAATTCCAAATGTTACTATTTTTGAACTGATCCAACCATCCAAGATCATCTTCTTTTTCTTCAGAATTCGTAATCATTTTACTTACATTTTTGTCCACTTCTGGACTATCAAAAGGATCTTCTATTTTATTATCCGAAAAACGATAATCCAATTCCAAAAATTCATTGTTATCAATTATATCCTTTTCCAAACTATTGTAAGTCTCATCCACTAAATTATCAATATCGTTGGCACTAGTATTTTCTTTATCCTTAACAATTAAAATGCCTTCACCGGTTGCCAAAAATTTGTTTCGCAATTTGGAACTACTCTTCGGTCTGGCCTCTTGTTTAGATGCCTTTACTTTAGTCTTTACATTAACTGGTATAGAAGTGTTATTATTATTTGATGTATCGATCACGGACATACTATTAACTAGACCAGATGCAACCGATTGAATAACATCAGCATTAGTATTTGACAGTTGCCCTCCTGACATTTCGACCAAATTATTAAGGCAATTTGTTTTCTGGTATCTGGTTTGCGCTAAACAACATGGCGGGTGCGGGAAATTTTGTAAATTAGATATGATTCCATTAAATTTAGCTATAAACACTGGACCATCAAAAAGAAGGGATGCTCTATGGCTTCGAATTCGATAAATTTTGTGGGCCATTCCATCAACTAAAAGAACTAACTTTCGTTTTCTTTTAACAATTTCAATTACATAATTTCTATTGTATTCATAAAGACCTAAGGCACAGCAACCAGTTATTTCAACCAAATCCGAGGTTATTTGGCATCCAAAACCACCAGTGTTATTTCTAAAGACCAAATTCATAGTGAAATGATATGGTGATGGCTGAGTTTCAAGTGTCAGACTTTGAATTTGATAAGCGCAATGAGCTCGCTCTTTTGTCGAATTTTCAAAACTGAGAATAGGCATTGCTTGATATCTATCATCTTGTGGACCATATAAATTTAGGTGGAATCGACAATAAAATTGAGGTTCTTCTGGATCATTAATTGATCTTTGGTAAGGCCAAAGTTCAGAAATCATCGATAATCTTATCTTATATTATAAATCTCGATTTTCAAAAGAACACATTATTGGACAAACTATAAATCAACATGTACAAAAACTGCTTAAATCTATTATGTTTCGTCTCATAACGGACGTCTAAACAAGTTTCGTAAATATTCATAATCTGGTTTTTCACTGAAATCTAGCTGTTTACAGTAATTTAAATAGTAAAGAAAGCATTTAGGTAAACCTCGGCACATTCTAGACATTGGGATTGACATTTTTATTTCTCCGATTCTCTCATATCTCCGGCTCTTACAACTCTCTTTTAGTCCCATCCAAGGTAAATGACCAGTTGCCAAATACACCAAAACATAACCAAAACTTTCTAGATCATCTCTACGACTCTGTTCAAGACCTAAATGAGTATTACAAGAAACATATCTTGCGGTTCCTACTAACTTATGACCATCGGATAACAAGTGATGTTTACGATTTTCGTCGAGATATTTTTTGGCCAGACCAAAATCAATCAAAAAAACTTTGTTTCGGTTATTGTGCCTACTATCTTTATAAAAACCACTATTACGAGATGTTAGGAAATTATTTGGTTTCATATCACGATGTAAAATTCCCCAATTATGTAAACGTTCTAAAATAGTAATACCTTCCGTTGCTAAATGCATAACCTTATTAATTGGCAAACCCGTCAGAGAGCATTCCTCAAGTAGATCACTATATGATGGGCCTAACCTATCAAGAATTACGAAATAGTATTCATGGGCTTTACCAGCCCAGTGTAAATTAGGAATACCATAATCACGAAGTTGTCGATGAGTTTTACTATCCATTAATTCATAAAAACTGGCTTCTTTGGCTAAATTGCTTTCTTTGCCTAATTTAGAAAGCTTGATCGCTATTTTTTCTTGTCTTTCTAAATCGATACCAGTATAAACTTCCCCAAAACTTCCTTCACCTATTTTTCTTCCCAATTTATAACGTCCACTAATAATTGGGTCCATAAAAGTAGTATATATATATTATATATTACTTCTAGAGATCGTTTCTGGACGCCATTTTGTCCGAAGTCCAAAAGAGATTTGTGACTAATACTCAATTTCCTAAATTATTCCAGTCATAGTTGGTTGAATCATTACAACATTTTTTCTGTACTGAATCCAGTAATCCATAAAGATAACGATAGTTTGGCTGTGTTGTAAATTCCAGTCCCCTGATATATTCTGCCATTTCTACAAATTCGTATGGCATTCCTAAACAAAGTTTACTAACAGGCGTTTTTACTTTTGATTGATAGATTAACTGTTTCGGATCAACACCCTGTGGATTGGGAAGTCCTTGCCATGGCAATCTTCCTTTAGCAAAATAAATTAACATATAAAGAATTGATTCGAGATCATCCCTTCGTGATAGCTCCATACCACGATGACTATTAATACTTGCATAACGAGGAGTACCAACAAATTTTTTTGTTTTAATAAATGGTATATGTTTTTTATCATCAGTGATAAATTTCTTACAAAGACCCATATCTATAGTATAGAGAACATTAGTATTGATTTTAACTAAAAAGTTATCCGGCTTAATATCACGATGTAGTACTCCTTTAGAGTGAATATAATTAATAATTTTTAGGATTTGTTTTCCAATTAAAGCCACTGTGCTTAAAGTAAATCTTTCTTGGCAAATTTTAAAGAGTTGATCAAGACTAGGACCTATTAATTCCATCACTAAAACATGATAGTCACCTTGAATTCCACTCCAAAATAATTTAGCAATACCGCGATTTTTTTCGTATAGTACATCATACATTTCGCGTTCATGGTCATTCATAGAAAACTTTTGTCCAGCTTTCTCTAATTTTATTGCCACTAATTGATTACGTCCTTTTTCGTTTTTATGTTTATCGATACCATAATAAACATCACCAAAACTACCACTGCCTATTTTTTTACCAGAAAAAATATATCGACCACCAATACTAATATGGAATCCTCCCTTAATTATTAATTCCTCTTCTTCCCCACCAGTACCACCTGTGCCACCAGTAATACCAGATGCAAAACCATGGGTTGCACCTGCAACACCACTATTAGATTGATTAACGGAAGTTGTTATTTGGCTTGGAGTTTTGGGTCTTAATGCCATCTTGACCTTTTGTATCATTGTTTTTCTTTTTAACTATATATTTATATATCACCTATATATAAATTTATCGTCAAACGACAAATTGTTAAACAAATTAGTGCTCACAAAGAATTTGGATAACAAAGCAATCTATCAGTTCTCAAGTAACCACCTTTTACTATTGGTAATCTTTAAACCAAAATAAACATATGACACTACATATTTGTACGAAAAATCAATTCTATTATTTTGATCAATACCAATTTTTCAGTTTGGTGAACTCCCGATCATATCATAACATATACTATGTGTTATCTCTTAAATAGATGCAAGAGATCCGATATTGACTACAATAAACAAAACTAAAAATAAAAATACTAAACCAAATAAACCAATCATCACAACTGTGAATACAATTTTCACAGTAAATAAGCACATCTGCATAAGTTTGCTTCTCTTCACTGGTTTAGTGACAGGTAATCTACACTTCAAATCTTCTTTCCAATTAATAGTTTCCGAGGGTGAGGGTAGGGGGAGGTTCTTTGGATATTCCTGCTTTGAAATAAACCGGATAGGAACAGGGAATGAAACGCGGCATCGGGTCACACGTCGTAACATCGTTTTGATTTTAGATATTTTTTGTTAAAAATTGAAAATTTTTAATGTTTAATGTTTAATGTTTAATGTTTAATGTTTAATGTTTAATGTTTAATGTTTAACACAGCATTATATACTTTGCCTTTACTTTATTAAAATTCTTTTACGGTATCCACATTTTTATAAATAAACTACCAATTATTAATAATACTAGACCAATTGCTGCCCAATTATAACGACTAGACAATAACTTTAGTCGACTACCTAAGTCAACTGAACGCCATAGCGGGCCAATCCACTCAAACACCTGACTAGGGCAACCCGTCAAGGAGTAGCTTCCAAAAATTAATAAAAGAATCAATAGAGATACAATAGTTAACAGGCTAAAAATAATGTTTCGATTGCAATAAGCTGTTTGCACACTCTTTTTAATACGCTCGGCACTTCTTTTCATACTGGTTTTGAGGTCTGGCCTATTTCTGGTATTTGTGTTTGTATTTGTAGGTTCACGTTCTTTACGGAATTTACCCCAACGACCAGTTATATTACGCTGTGATTTGTCAAGATAATTTTGGTTTTCTAACATCTTCTCATAAAAAACTTGTTTACTTCTCGTCAAAAATTTGCTACTATAATCAGCTTGGACTTGACCACGTCTCCATAGTTTTTCAGTATAAGCCATCGGCTTGTTAACGTAATTAAGTTTGGCCACATAGAAATCTTTAAGGTACTTTAAACGTTCTTGATATATAGGTTCGTCAACATATTCTTCTCTCCAATCGGCAAAAGCCTCGGTAAGATCTGGACAACTCATACTAGCAAATGGTATCTTATTTACCACCGTACAAGCAATATAATTAATGGCGAACTTAAAAGCTTTATAGACCAAGGCACCTATGGCTTTGATTATCAGATGAATGTAATGATAAAGAAACCAAAATATATAAATGAGAAGGAAAATAGGTAAAATATAAGTTACAAATACGAAAATAAAGGGAAGAAGTACTGCACCACGAACCAGATCATAAAAACCGGCATTTTCAAAGCTATATGGAAAGTTGGTGAAATAGCGACTCCAACAATTAAGTGCTTCGGCTTCCATACTCGCATTGACATTTTCACTCATTGGCAAATCGGTCAGGTCCATTGTTTTTAAATAGTTTGCGATTCTGTTTAAGTCTAGACCAAACATACCACTAAAAAACTGTTGATAAAGATAATACATTAGACCCAAAGTAACGATGGCTGCGACAATTTTAAATAATAAGACATAATCTCGATTGTCTTCGGCAAATTCAACGAACATATCATAAATTGAAGTTGTAGTCGGACGACCATTCTTAATGATAGGAATCGGAAATTGTTTTAAAAAGGTCTTTAATAGTTTGAGCGGTCGGACCACCACCCACTCAAAGATTTTCTGGTAAATAGATCCACATTTATGGGTTTTCTTTATGTCTTCCTTAAAATCACCACCTTTTTGTTCCTCATCCCCCTTTTCAGATTCTATATCTACATCATTGTCGATAAAACTATCACTTGTACTGTTACTATAATCAGTATCACTAATTGTGCTTGTATCTAATGACTTATTCATATCGGGAGATTTGCTCTCATCTGACATATATCAATCATATATTAATAAGAATGATAGCGAACTTTGTCATTCTTACCAATATTATTTTTTATTCAGATGAAAATACAAAAATCGGTAAAATTCATCTTCTGTTAGATTACCTAACCGTCCTATTTCTATATCTATTTTAGAATTTTCTATGATATGGGAACCATAAATAAAATAGTCTGGTTTTCTACCTGATGAGCTTTCTCTAAATATTGTTCCACCATAAAAGTATACAGTTTGTTCGAACCCATTTCTGTCTTTGATATCCCAGCCAGAAAATGTAAGACCTTTCAAAATTGGCTCACCTTTCTTAGATTTTTTATGGCAACATATGTAAGATATAAGTCTATCCCAGTACGATATGTACATAGACTGTACAACTTTAGTGTCCAGTTGTTCTTGATGCACCTCAAGAAGTTCTCGCGCTCTTTTACTGACACCAAGATCTCGGACAACTCTACAACTCCGCATTTTGCATGAACCTTCTATATTAATAACTAGGTCCTGCCTATTACTTATAAAAATTTTTGTCAATTTTTAAGCACTTGCGAAGATAGCAATATTACGAGGCGTTGTCTGGGGATCAGTAAACTGTCGTACAATAGTTTGAAAGCCATTTTCTTGTAAGTAACGAGCACGATCATCGATAATTAGTAACTCTATTAACCGTTTGAATGGTAACAATCGCTGCTCAACTTTAACTATCTTCTCCTTAATTAGAGTGGCAACAGAGATATATTCTTCTAAAGCCGCAAGATCCAACTCTGTCTCACTACAGAGTTCCAGTTGTTTAACAATTAGGTTTCTGAGACGTTCAAGACTGGTATCACTTTTCCGAATATTAAAAAGACTGTCGGGTATACTAATATACTTGCCATGAGTATAGTCATCAAATAATGGATGTCTCCACTGTTTTTGGTGTAAAATAAGATTAAGAGTAATTTTGAGCAAACGTTTTTCGGCAATCCAATCTGATATTTTCTTATATCTTTGCTCATCACCTTTGATTTGTGTGGTCAAATTATGCAATAATTCGGTATTAACATCAAGATTTATCTCTTGGTAATATTGACTGAGAAATGTAAATGGTTCTATATCTCGAAAACGATCATAGCAACATGGTACTATCAATAAAAAACCATTAATTTTGGATTTAACCGAACCTTGGTTAATTTGAACAAAATTCTTAATGATATTATCAGTCAGAGCTCCACATGCATGAAGTGCAACAGTTAAAGTAGTTGACGAACAGGGAAACCTTTCTTTTAATATGTCTCGAACTATACCGCAACTAGTATCAAGAATATACGGTTCTAACTTTTTAAGTCGTTTGTTTAGTTCAAGGATCAAACTAGGATTGATGTCATATCCAGTAAAACGGAGTTGGTAATATTGCGCTAAAGTTAACCCCAGATTAGCTTTACCACAACAAACTTCTTGAATATGATTAACATGACCATTCTTCACCTGATCAGCAATTTCATTATGGAAAGTAGACAATAGATCACTAATCTGTTGTCGCTTTGATAAAGACATTTGAATTTGAGGCAAATTGTATTTTGTTCCAAATGTAAGATGTTCACCAAAAACGTAATTCAAGTCAATAATTTTATCACCTTCATGATAGGGGTTAATCTCTAAAGCCGGGTCATTTAAGTGTTGTCTAATAAAATAATAATAGGGTAAAGAACACGGTTTAGCATAATATTTAAGAATGTCGGCTATTTGATCCATCATGTTATTAGTTAACATCCCACTTAACTGGCCAGTCTTCTCTTTAATTTTAGAAAAAATTTATAATTTCTTATTTAATTAAAAATAAGATGAGTTCTATGATCACAATTACAGTGGATGTAAACGAAAGAGATTCTATAGGAAGAACACGTTTAATGACCGCCTCATATAAAGGCAATCTCAGCGAGGTCAATTTTTTACTTGAGAACAAAGCTGATGTTCTTTTAAGAAACCACTCTGAATCAGCATTATTAATTGCTGCTAGTCGAGGACATTCTAAAATCGTAGAAACTCTTCTTAAACATGGAGCAAACGCCAATGATATAGATTCAAATAAAAGAACCGCTCTAATATTAGCTGTTATGAGTAGAGATTTAGAAAGTGTAAGATGTCTTCTTATGCATGGCGCGAACGTCAATGATGTGGATTCAGATGGAAGGACATCTCTAATGTTAGCTGCTATGCACGGAGATTCAGAAATCGTTAGATGTCTTCTCGAAAATGGCGCTGATCTTTCCATCACAGATAAAGGCTTTCGAAGTGCTATATTTTTTGCTATAGGTGATGCAACAGAAACTCTTCTCGAAGCTGGCGCTGATGTTAATAGTAAAAGCCCATTTTATGGGACTGCTTTATGGCAGGCTTCCGAACGTGGGGATATAAAACGTATGACTGTTCTCCTCAAAGCGGGAGCCAATGTACATTTAAGTGATTCTCGTAAGTACACCCCTTTAATCATCGCTGCAAACCGAGGACATAAAGATGCCGTTGAACTTCTTCTAAAAGCTGGTGCATATCCTTGCGATAATGATTCACATAACAATTCCGCCATATATCATGCTAATTATATGGGCCATAGAGAAATTGGTAATATAATCGAAGCAGAAAGAGATCGTCAAGGTTTGGAATGGTATCAAGGTTTACATCCGCGTTAATTGTTTAAGAGAGTACATTAAAGAAGATATTAGCATTAGCAAGGTTGAATTTTTTTCTCGATTTAGGTGTATATCTTTCTATCAAAGATCAAATTGAAACCTCAAAACGGTGCGAACGTCAATATTAGATGTGAGCGCTTTAATGTGATCGTCTGAAGGTGGTTATGTTCTTGAGAATAGCACTAATACTATTAGCAAAGATAAGAACAGTTTACGCTATTACCTCATGTGTAAAGAAAACTATGTGTTTTCGATAATCTCAAAAAATGCTCTATTCGGAATCAGAACTGATGATAGATTCATCAACCACTCTATGTTGTCTTACAACACTACAATCCTCAAATTTCCTATGTAATTCAAGGTCGTTATCAGTTAAGAAAGTTGCTTTGCAACGAAAACATTGATAGATTGGAGGAGTCCAGTTATGCTCTTCCATTCTATGAGCAGTCAAATAGTCATTGTCAGTAAATTCTTCACCGCAAGTTGGACACTCAATTTGACTGGGCATTTCTTCTTGTTCCTCATCGGAAGGAATTTCACCCCTTTCATGTAAAAGATGATGTTCGGCAAGTTGTCGAACTTGGATTCGTTTCCCACAAATTTCACAAGATTCTGTTTTACCCGCCGCATAACAACTCTCTTGGTGTACAGGCATACTAGGAATTTCAATCATTTCTCCACAAAAATCACAAGCAATTGAACAATGATGTTCTTCAGTTGCTCTATAACTATCGCCACAATCATCACAATTCACTTGACGGAGAAGACATTCGTTTTCTAAATGGTGACTCATTTGACTATTTTCGACTGTCATGTTACAATTATCACATTCACTTGTCTGATGCCCAGTTTGATGTTGCTCCATTTCCGTTTTAGGTATTACTTGGTTACAGACTGAACAATAGTAGTTGTAACGAGTACAGCGGATCTGATGGATAGCTAAGTTGGTTTCTGGTATAAGTTCTCGGCAAGTCTGGCAGTTCAACATGGTCAATTTAATATTAAAATTGAAAAAATAATCAAAATTTTTTTATCAAAATCATCAAAGGAGATGAGCTTAACTTTTAGAGACTTTTACAAAAGTTTTCAAAAAAAAGATTTGGAAGGATGTATGGCATTTATGAATCAAGATGGGTTGGATATTAATAAATTATATAATTGGGAAGAACTAAACTCATTTGGTTTTTGCGGCTTTCTTTTGCCCCTCCAATTAAATAAAACTGTTTCCTTACTGCATATTATTGCTAGATGGGGTGAGGAGTGGGCAGTGCCCTTGATTGGGATATTCAAAGAGATAGGCGGCGATATCAACTTACAAACCGACCATCAACATACGGCATTAATGTGTGCGTGTAATTATTCGAAAACTGATAGTTCTTTAAAAATAGTAGAAACGTTATTAGATATGGGAGCGGATCCTAATATTAAAGACATATTAGATAGAACCGCTATATATTATGCCGAATATAATATAACAAGTTATCCGGAAACTGTCTATTTACTAAAGGAATATAAGGACAAAGTCTTTATAAATCCAGAAGCAGAGAAACTCGCAAAAATCGCTAAATACGCTCGAACCAAGTATTCTTTAAGTGATCTTTATGAGTTAATCACTGATAGTGATCTTGACCTTGACCTTGACGCTCAAAATAGAAATGGATGGACCGTATTAATGTATGCTGCTAAATATTCAGGCTCTTCCAGTTTACCAGAAGCCGTTGAGCTGCTAATCAAAGCCGGGGCAAATGTTAATTTACAGACTAAAAAAGGTACAGCCTTGATTACAGCAGCCGCCAATTCCAATGGATCAAGTTCATTAAACACCGTCAAATTATTAATTAGAGCTGGAGCCGATCTTGAGCTTACAGATGAAGATGGTAATACTGCTCTAATTTTTGCGTCGCGGATGTCTAATGACTCCAGTTCACTAGAGACAGTCATACTATTACTTCGAGCAGGTGCCAATGTTGATGCGAGAGACAAATATGGTTCGACGGCACTAATGTTTGCAGTTCAACTGGCCGATAGTATTAGTTCAATTGAAACTGTTATCACCTTATTGGAAGCTGGTGCAAGTATTGATTTATTAGGATCTGGTGGACGTTCAGCTTTAATTTTTGCGTCAGGTTCTTTAAAAAAGTATCGCTCTGTAAAGGCCATGGAAATCTTGATTCGTAATGGTGCAAAGGTTGATATCAAGGATAAAGATGGCAAATCGGCCTTGGATTATGCAGGAAAAAGAGGCTTTCACGTTGGATATCAATTATTAATTGCAGCCGGTGCAACCTAAACTGTTGGTTCTAAGTTATCGAGCAAATCATTAACTATTTCCTCATCGGTAACATCAGTAATCATCATATACTGATAAAGAAAGAAAATAATATCACTTGGTGTATACTTATTTTCATCAATCTTTGATAATAATTCCCCCGGAATTGGGCGACCTAAAATGGCTTGATATATTTCTTTGATTTGGAAAGAATCGCACCTCAAAAATTCCACTTTAATATCTACACGCCCAGGTCGATAAATTGCCGAGTCAATCTTATTTAAATAATTAGTAGTAATTGCGAATATAGTCCCTTCACGGCAAATGGTGCCGTCCAGTAGATTGAGTAAATAACTTAGTGTCAGACTTTCGGAGTCTTCTTCGCTAATTGTCTCACTAAGATTTTGATCTTTAATGCCGTTACCAGTACAAGAGCGAGCCGCGACGATTTCACTAGCGGCATCGATATCTTCAAAAACGATAATTCCTCCGTTACACTTTTCGTTAATGTATTCAAAAATTTCCTTGAGCTGTTTATTAGACTTGACTGTATTCAAATGTACAAAATAAATATCTTTGTTTAGATAACTCGCAATGGCTTTGATAGCCGAGGTTTTACCAGTTCCTGGTAAGCCATGGAAAAGCATACCAAGTTTATATGGAATACCTAACTGTTCATAAGTTTCTTTTCGGTTTTTGAAACTGTCAACGACATTGGTAAGTTTAGCCTTGTCTCGATTTCTCAAATATAAAGTATCTAACTGTTTATAGATTTTGTTGATTTCTCGACACTCGACAGAATATTGTGCTGTTTTTTCCTCAATATACTTTTCTGGTTTCATTTTCAAAAGTTCGATAAATTCTCCGCGTGAATAATTTTTCGTTCTTACTGACGAGCTGCTACCAGGACTTAGATTGTCCCGTGACCCATTAGACGAATCGCTATCATTACTCTTTTTCTCTTTCTCTTTTACAGGACTGATATCCTTTTCATCTTTATCTCTACCCATTAGTCCTTCCCAGTCAGTGTAATCTGGATTCAATTTTTGAAGAGTCTCGGTGGTATGATTGACTTTGATATAGTAAACACTAATTAACTTATCGGTTTTTTCAGTGATAGCATATTGTTTGATCTTTTCACCAAAATAATCATTGAAATGGTCATATAATTGTTTATTTGAATATTCATGCTCTGATGAAACCTTAAAAGTTATATTTTTGCCTTTGGAAAACGGGATTTCTTTATCTAGAGAAGATTGGATCTTGAAATCAATCACCTGATTATCATCAAATGTTACCTCAATCATATCTAAGAGTTCTACTACAATATCGGTTCCAATATAAAATTGGGTTTTATGGTGAGTAATTGATCGAGTGACATCACATTTTGATTTATTTTCTACCCTAAAATTATTTTTAATACTAAATTCGTTTGAATTTCTGATAAAGAAATTATGTAACATGTTAACAGTAAATAGATTTTGTTCAAGAAATGCAAAACAGACATTAGTTTTAGGTTCCGGTGGTGGGGGTCTGGTCAAAAATCTAGATTTTAGATAGACAATAAATGGAAGGCAATTTTTAAGATTTTCGATTAATATTTTTGGGGATTTCTCCAAGATAAAATTCACTATTTTTAAAGCTATTTCGCCCAATTTAGTTTTTGCTCCTTGAAAAGACAGTAAGAATATGATGACTAAAATCTCCATTTGAAATGAACGGTTGGTTTTGGTTAGCCTTTCTATAATCCTGACAATATAGGTATTGACAATATGGTTAGGATTATAAATATCCTGATAATAAGGCATTCTATGGGGTTTCTCTTCTGATGTGTCACTCATTTTTTCTGATAATTTTTGAAAAATAATCAAAATTTTTCATCAATCTTTGGTACACAATAAAATCCACACTTCATTTTATAATTATACTTACCATAATCATGGTTAGCCTTACTTGGATCAGTAATGGTATTTCCATTAGCATCTTCTCTTGTCACTTTGGTTGACCCTGGTTTATGACTCCATTTTCCATCCCGATCTAGACGATAAAAATGATAGTCATCACCACTAGTTACTAAATATATTTTATGATATTCCTTTGGACATGCTTTATCTATACTACCATTAATCAATGGGTATCGCTTACCTTTTCGATCAACCAAATCCTTAATAATCCAGTTCTCCAAGTCTGAACATTTATATTTGTCAGCAGAATTATCAGCTGGTTGTGGTTTTGAATCGCGTTTTTTATGGTTATCAAAGGCATAGGCATAACAATTATTATATTTTTGGTATTTCTCCCATTTCTCTGGTTCAAAATTTGGCTCTTCCCCATTAACTTGGAAGGCTTCGATACCAAATAAATAAAGATAGAAAATCACTAAAAATAATAATGCCAAAATCCACCACGTTTGGGTTCTGTTCATACTATACCAATATTATATAAAACATATTCTTAAAAGCCATTCCATATAAATGCCATATATGTACAATATGCATTTACAGTAAGTGAATTCAATCTTCTCAAAAATTTGCCGTTGGATTCCTGGAGAAATTCAACATTCTCTTTCTGACTACTGAATGTCCGGAGGATTAGTTTTGTATTATTTTTTCTAATGGTAAAATGATGTAACTATAAGTAATAGTATGAGTTATTAGAAGTGTTAGATAATAGGTTAAATATGACCGCTGGGTAAAATCATAACTTTGTGACACCACTGCTAATAAAAAGACAAATGTTGCCGAAACTAATCCTGTCCATAGGTATAAATGTTCGCGATTTATATCGTATCTAGTATGGAGATAAGTCAAAAGAGCGTTGATTAGACCAAAGTATAGTGGGTTAACGATAGTATAATGGAAATAACTATAGTTGCGCTCAATTTTTGGAATATTATAGACTCGTAGAAAATAGTAAATGAAAACTGGAAAACTAGAACCTATTACAAAACTTTTTACTAGGTCGTTAGATAATAACATTTTGCTTTATATTAGGAATTATTATAAAGCAAATTGCAATAATGAATGACCAATTATGGTATGTTTTGCTATTATTTTTTGGTCTCAGTTTAGTAATTAGTGCTATCACATTTCTTAAAAGTGACTACTACTTGCAACACAAATTCGTTGGCCTGACCTACTTGCGAGGTTTGACTACAGCCAACAAATTCTGGTGGAATGTGAGTGATCTGATAGAAAATGACCCAATGGGATATAAATTAATGTCGCGTATTAAGTTAAATACGATCGACCAAGGTCTTTATAAAGACTTTGTTCCTGTCGAAACTTTTGGATATAAGTATTATTTAGTCTTTCGACCTGAAAATATAGAGTTCATCTTGAAAAATTCACCATCTATTTTTGGTGTTGGACATCTTAAATATAACTTTTTCAAAAGTTTTATGCCAGACAATGTTGGAGTTAGTAATGGTGCTAAATGGTGCCATTTACGCGAGGCTAATATGCAAGTTCTAGATCATGGATATTTAACTAGATTAGCCGACCAGATCATTGCGAAAACAGAAAATCTTATAGTAACACCACCAAAAACAAGATTGGAGTTCGAAAATCTGGCTGATCAGTTAGTTCCGTTTATTGTTTTTGGGACCAATGAATTACCAGAAGCACTAGCTAGTTCAGCCATGAAGATATTTAGAGAGGCCAATGAAATACAGTTCCTGGTTAATGAAAATCATAAACTGGACCCTATCGTCGTCAAAAGTTATTGTATTCTTCTCAACTATTTCATCCAAAAACCAATAGATGAAAGTCTAATTGGTATTGCGAAACATACTGGAATTAGTGATCGGCTCCTGATGGATCAGATTCCACATTGGATTTTCCCAGTTTTCGGGGTTATTACAACTAGTTTTCCTCGTCTTTTAACTTTCCTTTATAATAGTCCAACCGATCTCCAACGCGTTTTAATTGAAATCGGAGGCTTAGACAACAGGCAAGCAAAAGAAATTTATGGTCTAAGGCATTTACGTAACTGTATTCTAGAAACACTGCGGTTAAATAATACAGTAATTTCTCTTTTTCGTACTCTTCTTCAAGATGATTTCCAGTTTCCGGCTGAGAACAGTGAAGCTTCTCGTACTTTCAAAAGAGGCGACCAATTCTCTATTTTGATTGCCAATTCTCTTAGAGATCCAGAATATTTTCCTAACTCTCACCAGTTTATCCCTGATCGCTGGATTAATCGGCAATTGGAACACCATTATCCCAGTCTGATGTGGAGTATTGGTCCACAAGGGTGCCCTGGTAAAGAACTTAGCATTTTTCTTTTACAAGTCCTAACTGTAGTCATTTTAAAAAGGTGGCAACTAACAGAGGCTAAAGCCATCAACACTGAAAAAATTGGATTGTTAAACCCATTTAATCTAAATTTTAAGTGGCGATGTAATACCAATTAACATATGTCAATATAAGCAATACTGGTAATAGATAAATAGCAAAGTTCAAATTCATTACTAATCCGACCAAGAATAAAACTGCAAAGACGTAAAATAAATGGCTATTGCTAATGTTATCACCAGAAAATAGTAAAGCAAGGGCCAAGATAACTGCAACTAATTTACCTAATGGACAAATTTTGTTACTATGATCATTTGTAACCGAATGATGTAATAATTGGTTGCCAAAGTTTTGGAAAATTTCACTATTCGTTAAATTCACTCCCAATTTGCTGATCAAATTCTGAAAAGTTAATGAGAGATTGGTAGTGGTTTTGAAACAACACATCATATAAATTAGATATATTGCTAGTATTGGTTTGATCCATTTATCTAACATAGCACAGCATAGATATATTAGATATATTGATCGCAAATCTACATATAATTCATGATCCAATTTTGAAATTGGTTGACAATTGGATTGGGATTGTCATACTCTTTGATTTCATATTTACGATTCTTTAATATTTCTTCTTTCATACTATCAGTCATTGTTATAGGCACTTTGAGACCAGGGCATGGTTTTAGGTTACGATAGAGATGGGTTCGCATACTAGACTTATATTTGGTCGTATAACCACATCGGACACACTCATAGTCTTCTTTTTTGCCAGCTCTAGCATTTTTAGGTTGGTTTTCGTTTTCATGTTCGCTGTCGTCTTCTAGTATTTCTTCTTGCAACTCCTCAACTTTGGGGATTCTGTGTCTTTTTGGTGGCATGTTATTTTATAACTTATCAAAAGAGATCAATTTTTCTTATATCAAAGAAAATCAAATTGTCTCTAAATAATCTAAATCTTAAGTTGAATCAAAATAGCAACGTAAGCCTTCTTTTTTCCAACTTTGATGCAGACTAACATATTTATCTTCGATTACTCTAACTTTGTCCAATTCAGTTAAACCTATTAGTAATTCCTTGGGATATGGTGTAATGATAACTAATTCATCACAAAAACTCAGTAGTATTTTGACTATATCCACACTGAGTTGTCGCGGTTTAGAAACGTAACGATAAAACCGTTTATAACCATAAGAAAAAAGACGATCAGCTCTTCTATCCATTTTTTCTTTAAATTTTTCAAGTTCCAGACTCCACTCTTCAAATTCACTTGTTTTCGTTTTATCTTTTTTGAAATCATGAGGTATTTCCAACCAGAGATCCGAGTCAATATTCAATCGATAGATGCTTGTCCGTTCACTTAACTCGGTCTCGGTATCACCTAACTTCGAATCGCCATCCAAATATGGATGGACAGTGGAGTGTTTTTTGAATTGGTATAATTCGGGATCTCTGAATGCCTTAAAGTCAGATTCCAAAAGTTTGACCACAGTTTCAAATCTAGGTGTTTTGATGTAACACTAAGTTGGACCACGGGATAGTTAACTGAAGGTATGTGCCGAAACATTATTAGATATATTGAAACCAAATCTATCTATGGCATCTAATAAAAAATCAACATCAAATTGATTAATCACTGGTACTCTAAAAAAGTGCGGACCTGCCCCTATTTGATGAACACCTATCATTATATTCTCTTCTAGTAGTCTTTGTCTAATTGACAAAACAGTCTGACTAGTTTTCTCTATATCACTTATATCATCAGTATAGACAAAGCAAACATTTAAGTAAGTTGGCTGACATATCAAGTAAAATCTTTTTCTGATCTCAATCTCTCTTACTAATCTATCACGCAACTTAAATAGACTGTCAATCTTGTTTTCCAGATAACTCTCTCCATGGACTTTTAGCAAGACATAGAGTTTAGTGGCATCGGCTTTTCTACCACAGAAAAGAGTTTTTTGGCCAATATCCAAGTCCAATGGCTCTATTTCATCTGTCTCCCTAAATAAATATCTCGCTTCTTTATAAGTAGTCGATCGTAAGACATCTTTATGTCTCGTCAAAAAAACGCTACATGGAATTGGCAGACTTAGTACTTTATGAAAGTTCCAAGAAACCGAGTCAGCCATTTCAATTCCCCCTAATAAATTCTTATGTTCACTTGAGAATAAAGCACATCCACCAAAAGAAGCATCAACATGGACCCAGGTGTGATATTGATGACATAATGTTATAATTGTATCTAAATTATCGAAATCTCCAAGAACAGTGGATCCAGCCACTAAACAAACAACAAATGGTTTAAATTCTTTAAGCAATCTTTCTAGATCATAATTATTTTGGTGGGCTTTGAATTCAATAACATTGTCCTCACCTATTCCAAGGATATTAGCGTTCTTTTTAATTGAATAATGAGAAGCCTCGGATATTAGACAGTATAGTTTTTGGGAAATACCATCTTGTTTGATCTTTCGGTTATGTTGATGTCTAGCTAAAAGCATACCATACAAATTAGAAATAGACCCACCCTGTGTAAAAATACCATCACTCTTTTCGACATCAAAACCAATTTTCTTTAATAAATATTTCACCGTTTCTTTTTCAATTAGTGTAAAAACTGGTGCTACTTCATAAGTATAAACGTTGGTATTATAGTTACTAATTAGGTGTTCGACTTGTAGGGCCGTCTGATCAACATTACCGTAAAGTTGGTTGAGAAAATAGGGATTAGATGTGTTAATACAATGTTCTCGAAATAATTTTTGAAAATCATTCATTGTTTGGCAATTATCGATTTTTTTCAAAAGGGTAACTTTGTCTTGTAATAAAGAATATTCAGGAGGATTTTGTAATTGAATTGCTTGATTCATTTTATAATCTCATAAGTAAGATTGTTAATAAATCAAGCAATTCAACCCGCTTTTTGGGATGAAAAAGCATTTCGGCTCAGTAGTATTTATGACTGATCATTGTTCTAAAAAATGGTAACTAATTTTGGGTGAAGTCAGAATATCCTATATTGTTACCACTTTTAAGTGTATCAAAATTGCCTGATTGAAGTGGTGCATTTTCTTGGAGGATTCTTTTTTGACTCTGCTCATTGGTTCGTTTCAATTGTTGAAGGCGACATGGAACTGTACCACCTATAATAAAACTAGTTTGTTCGAAGACATCACCATTATTACTGCAATTTTGTTGAGGGGGAGTTACGTCACCAGCCACTGGTTTACCTTGAATTTGGTTCATCATTTCAGGTGACATTCCTTTGAGGTGAGCATATTTGTTCTGGGTTAGATAATTTTGTGGATTGGAAGTAACCCATTGTCCTTGAGCATTTAGACAGCTAGTCTGTGATTCTGGTGTATAGTTTCCAATATTAGCATATTCTGTTCTAGTCGATAAGCCATCTACTGCTCCACCTTGTAAATTATTACTACTTTTTTCTAGGAACATTTGACGCTCCATAGCATGTTTCATTTTGATCTCTTCGGGAAGTCCACCGTAGTTATGGGCATTTTCTTCCAATTGTGTTCTTTCTTGTGCTTGTTTC